TTTTTCCGGGTCGAAAATAATTTTGGAATAAAAGTGAAAACAAATAACCCTAATAAGTATACATATTGTTTAGTATAAGAATATAGTTATATACTAAGCGTTTTAATGATTCTATACTTTCCCCGTTATTAAAATATATAAACTAGAAATAAAGAAACGATTATATAGTTTAACGATTATTAAAACAAAGATACTTTATTTCAAAGAAATTAAGAAACATGAAACGCATAGGTAAGTTTAATATAATTTATATACTTTCAATAAGTAAATCTGATTATTATATTATATTGTATTATAATACATTATTAATTATAATTAAATTAAAAAGTGGGGGGTTTTTTCTGAAATAATTATAATCATTTATTATTTGTCGTCAATCTGTCGTCCACTTTAGTATATATAAGGAATAGAGATAGTTTTTTCTTAGTTGAATAAGATTTTGGGCGACGGTTTATTTTGTCGAGGACAAATGACACCGGACAGAATAGCCGTCTCCCTTTCTCATAGCCGGGTTACCTAAGTGATATAGGACTTCACTTGTAATGAAGATGTCGGGGGTTTGAATCCCTCACCCGGCTCCATGATGGGGATCATATATTTGAATGTTAAGCAAAGGAACCATGACTGATAAACCGGCATTTAAGAAAATAAATGGAAAAATAGAATATATTGAAAAAACATATCCATGCGAGAGATGTGGCGACCCTGTTCCGCAAAATCCTGCAAATCCATATTATAAAAGAAGATATTGTGATCTCTGTTTAAAGAAGGCGAAAAGAGACAACCTTAAAAAAGGGCGTAGAAAAGTTCATGATAATAAAAAGAAAAAAGAATTAGACAAACATGAATATGCTCTTAGTCCATCGTCCGACAAATTTTATCTTAGAAATGAAGACGAAAAAGAGTTTTACTTAAAAAGAAAAGAATCATATTTAAAAGAATATGATATGACTAATCCGGCGGATGAAACGTTGCTATCTCGTCTATTATCTCTGGAATTAGAAGGGCGCCGACTTGAAGAAATGTTAATGGAAAAAGCTCAAAAGTGGCTAGAAAAAGCATTATCTGATGTGACTGCTGAAATTCGTAGAACACAAGATAGTTTAGGAATTACTAGAAATAAAAGACTTGAGAGCGAAAAAGAACGTTCAGCTATTGATAAATTAAGAGAATTGATGGATAAATTTCATAGATACAGAATAGAACATAAAGATGATTTTATTTTTAAATGTTCAAATTGTGGATTTAATAATCATTTAAATCGTATTAATAAAAATTATGAGAGTAAAAAATAATGGAAGAAGTGATTACACAAGAGGAATTGGAATTTGTCCAAGATTATTTAGACCCACTTCGCAAACCGGAGGTTTTATGGTCTGATTTTTATAATGATGTTTTTTGGGATGAACGGGTTTATCAGATCGATATGCTATTAGATGATAATGACCGAATAGTATGTTCTTCGGCTCGTGGTGTTGGCAAAACAGAAACAATTAAATCAAAATTAACCAATATTGTTTTGAATCCTAGAAATGCAGGCCAAGAAGTATTAGTCGCGGCCCCAAATAAAGTTCATTTAACAGCATTGTGGTCCAAATTAGCTATGGTTTTTCAGCGCGATGTATTTATTAATGATTTATTAACAAAACTAACAAGCTCTGAAAACTATACAATGATATTTTCAACGGGTGTTATAGTTCACGGGCGTATTACATCTTCTTCAAGTGGAACTTCATTATACGGTTTACATGTTGATTATGCTTTTATTGAGGAAGGGGCATTATTTGGTTCCGCTGAAACGGAAGAATTGCAGGGGTGTTTAAACCATGGTTCTAAAATTTTTATAATTGGTGTACCTAATGGTATTTTGAGCAGTTATTTATTTAAGGCGTTCAATGATGATGAATATCAAAAATATAATATAACAAAATTTGAAGATCCAACTTTTACAGAAGAGGAACATCAAAGATTAATTAAATTATTTGGTGGTAAAGAAACCCAAGCATATAAAAATCAGGTATTAGGACAAACAGGACAGCCATCACATTTAACATTTCCAATAAAATTTTGGCAAAAGTGTTTATTTGATTATCCAAATTATCAATTTTTAGGATTGACGGAAAAAGATATAGATATGGGTATTGATACACTTAATTTACCCCGTCCCGAAAAAGCAACAGAATATATTGATATAGGAATTGACACCGGGTATTCGCCTGATCCAACGGTTATACTGTTTTTTACGGATGATAATACCTTATTTTTTAGAATTCAGTTAGAAGAAGTAGCATATCATAAACAGGCAAAATTATTCCATCAATTAGCAACATATTATAATGCCCGAAGAATTTCTATGGACAGGGGTAATGCTGGTCGAGCGGTATATCAAATGATTATTGATGAAAAGGAATACCCTAAACGGTGTTATGATATAATTCCTGTTGATTTTGGAGGAACGGTCGTTACAGGGGTTGATGAACAATATAATGAAATTAAAGAAAGAATTAAAATGTTTTCTACCGTTTTATTAAGAAAGGCATTTGAAAATAATTTTATACATATGCCGGAACAGGCATTTGGTGTTGTTAATGAGATACAAAATTCAACATGCTCTATCACGCCATCAGGAAATATGGTTTTTCATGGTATTGATCATAATTTAGATGCAATGAGAGCACACGTAATAGCAGATTATATTCAAGAAACAGAACAAATTGATAAAGAATTTGATTTTGCAATGATCGATTTTTAAGGAGAAAAACAATGCAAACATGCGATGTATGTGGAAGAACGGGATTTAAAAATAAAATAGGGCTTGCAGTTCATAAATCAAAGGCTCATAAACCTAACCCGGTTGTAGATAGTTCTAAAACCTATTCCCCACGTGGAATTTCGTCATTAAATTTGGGAACTGATAATGAAGCTATGAGTTCAAGAAGTACGGGTAATGAAAAAACACAATTAAAACGATTTTTTAAAGTAAACCCATGGGCCAGAGCCGCTATTGATGTTATAGCTAGGTCATGTGTAACATCTGGATACCACATGTCACTAAAAAAGTGGGCGGATGAAGATCAAGACTATACCCAAAGAATTTTTATTCTTGAAAAATTTTTTGAAATGATTAATGAAGAAGATCATTTAGAAGATTTAATTATGGATGTTGTTATAGATATTATGGTTTACGGAGACGCATTTTGGGAAATAGCAAAATTACCTGAATATATAACATTTAAGGATAAATTTAAAAGAGGGTTGGTAAAAGTTAATGATATTCAAGATATACCTATAAGAATTTATCATATTGATGCTATCAGTATGAAAGTAATCACTGATGGTAAGGGAGTTAAAGGATATAAGCAAGTATTTACTGATGGTCGTAAACCAACTTATTTTAAAAAGAATCAAATAATACATTTTAAATATCCGGGAGTTGGAGTTGATTCTTATGGTTTGTCCCCACTATCTACGGTTAAAAATGATATGGCCGGCGACTTATTAAGTGCCGATCATAATTACACTTTTTTTACTAAAGGTGTAACCCCAAGATTGCATATTGATTTGGGTAATGTGGGCGAAAAGGAATTAAAACGATTTACAGCTCGCGCTGGGAAAGAATTAAAGGGAAAGCCCCATAGCAGTATTGTAACAATAGGTGGAGCAACTGTAAAGCCCATATCTGTTAGCAATAAAGATATGGAATTTGAGGTTTATACTAAACGAATGAGAGAAAGAATTTTTGCTGTTCTAGGTCTTCAGCCTGCTATTTTAGGTTTAGTTGAAGATACTCGGGAAATGGAGCAACAAATTTCATTGTTTACAACCCTAACATGCACACCAATACAACGTTTAATTGCTAGAAGGATAAATCGCAAAATTATTAATCAAGTGTTTATGGGAGTTCCCATAGATTTAGTTTTTAATCCTATTAGTAATTTGGATGTTAGTAGCTACGTTAAAATGATGGAATCTGATTTAAAAAATCTTGTTTTAACTGTTAATGAGGTTAGAAAGGAAAGAGGATTAAAATCCGTGTGGTATGGAGATGATCCAGTTATTCCTTTTTCAGATGCAAGTTTGGCATTGTTAGGACGAAATGGACGAGATGTCGAGGAATCGGAGGACGAAGATGAAGAAGAAAATCAGTAATAAAATAATGGAGCCTATGTTAAATAAGGATAATAAGATTAATTTAAATGATAAGTCTTTTGTTATCGGTAATTTAATACACTCGATGATGGAGGAAGCCGGGTCTATATCTAAAGTAGTTATAAATTTTAAACAAAATTCTATTGAGATAATTGATGAAGAAGATTAAAGATATAAAGGGATTTAAAAACATAAATCCGTATATTCCCGGTATACAATGGGCGACCTATTTAACCCATCCCTATGGCAAGTATATTTATGAAGGTAAAAGTGATTTAATTATAAAATCAATTCCCCTTAAAAAGCATATTAATGAAGAAATGTATCTTTGTTCCGATAAAATATATGGTACTATTGTATTTAAGGAACCAGTTGGATTATCTAAAAAAGAATTTTTAGGAAATGCTTCTCACCATAATGTATCTAAAAATGATGCTGAAAACTTTTGGGGTGATAATCGTTTGTATAAGTATAAATTTTCATTTTTTCCATTTGAAACCCCTTTGAAATATTATCATATTCCAACCTTTCAAACATTTACGCAAATTGAAAATATTTCATTTGAATATAATTATAAAACATTATTGAAGGGAATAACTAATGATGATTTTGATATGTTTGATGATTTTGATATTCTCCACTATCACAATTATTTGCATAAATTATTTTTTATGAAATTAAATACAATTAATTATAATATAATTATTAATGCTCATAGAAAATTAGTAAAGGAATATGAAAATAGAAACATGAAAATGGATGCTATTGATGAACTTGATAAAAAATCAATCATTAATTGAAATTATGATTATGTTTTTTGTTTTCACGACAATCTGTCGTCCACTTACTTATATATAAGAAGGGTACTAAAGTATTTTTTAAGGAACTATTTATGAATAAATTTGAACAAGATAAATTTGAACAAGATAAATTTTTTATTAGATTTAACAAAAATTATGAAAATAATGATGGAAAAAGAATAGTTGAAGGAATTGCCGCGATTATTGGAGAAGATAGAAGTAACCCGCCAATATATTTTACACCCTCAGCACTCGCGAGTGCTGAAAATGATTTAAAAACCAACACAACTGTATTTTACAATCATAATTATAATGAGCCAATTGGAAAGATTATTGAAGTTAGCACGGATTCTGAAAAAATCTTTGTTAAAATTATGATTTCAAAAACAGAAGATAAATTGTGGTCCCTAATAGAAGAAGGAATTCTAAATTCTTTTAGTATAGGGTTTAATGTAAAAGAATATAAGGAAGAAAAGAACCTTAATCCAACAGGCTATTGGGATGAGTTGATATATTGGGTTACAAAGGCGGTATTTCTTGAGGTTTCAGTTGTAGGTTTACCGGCAAATGCTAATGCTGATGTATTAATATCTTATGTAGAAAAAGCGTTAGCTAAAAAAGGTATAAAATTTTTAAAAAAACATAAAGGAGATGAAATTATGGATATGTTTAAAAAGTTAGCCGAACTTTTAGGTGTTGAAATTGAATATGTAACACGCATATTTGATAATCTTGATGAAGAAAAACTTAAAGATATTAAACTTCGTGAGTTTTCGCCTGAGATTAAAGAGGCTATTGGTGATATTCTTAAAGCTAAAGGTGAGAAGGGTGAGATAATTGATTCGGAACTAGTTTTAAGAGCATTCAGCAAAGATGTTTCTGATGACGCGGATGATTCTGATGACGCAGACGACTCTGATGACGCGGATGTTTCTGATGACGCAGACGACTCTGATGACGCGGATGATTCTGATGACGCGGATGATTCTGATGACAACTCGACTGACGAAAAAATGTTTAGATTAATAGGTCCATCTATATCAGAATTGAATGAGTCGATAAAATCAATAAATGAAAATCTTTTAACTGTTGATAAAGTTAAAGAAATTTTTGTTGATGTTTTAAAAGATATGCCGATATTGGATGATGTCAGGCAAAGTCTTATGGGTTTTGAAAATGACAAGCAGGAGCAAGAGCTTGAAGACGAGTATAAAAATCTTCCCGCTACCAAAAAATTGGAACTTGCACTGCGTAAAAAGTTTTCGTAATATAAAGTAGAAGGAAGTAGGAGGTATAAACATGGATTTTAAACTGCTTGAAAAGGCGCTTAACACCGCCGAAGGGTCTGTTCTTATTCCCGAAAAGCTGGATCCGATTCTGTTGGAGCTGGCGAATGAAAGACTTGTTCTTAGGAATCTTCTCCAGAGGATACCGTGGGGCACTAATTCATATGCGTGGAATGTAAGGACATCGTTGCCGGATTCGGTATTTTATTCCGAGACGGATGATTTCAATGCGTCTAATTCGACATTTGAGAGTAGAGATGAGGCGATTAAAATGCTTAGGGCAGAGGGTCAAGTCTCTAATCTTATGCAGGATGCGTCGCAGGAACTCGTTGATGCGCTGTCTGTTGAAATAGATGGTGCCCTTCAGGCCTTGCTTCAAGGGGAAGATGATGCACTTATAAATGGTGATTCTTCCGATGATGTTAAGGAATTTGATGGGCTTATAGCTCAAATAGATAATGAGGTTGATGGCGGGGAAAGCTCGATCACCCTTGATATGCTTGATGAAGCTATTGCTGGAATCATAGATGCTGGTGGAAAACCCGATCTTATAGTTATGAATCCTCGTGATAAGCAGGAACTTAATAAAATCATGAGAGATAAAATGAGCTATGTGTGGGATACGGTTGATACCCGCGCCGGAACGCGTCTTGTTGCTTATCAAGATGTCGGTATATACACATCACCTTTCGTCCCGAAAGCGGACACTAGTGATGCTGCGACGCCGACCACTGATCTGTCAACAATAATTGTACTTGATAGTTCGCAAATAGTCATACCGGTTCTTAGGAATATTACTTATGAGGAAATTCCGACGACCCTTGACGCGAATGCTTTCAGAATTAAAGAGTATCTCACGCTTGCTGTGAAGGCTCCTGAAAGACAGTACAAAATCGTAGACGTAGGTAAACCCTCGTAATAATACGTATAACGAAGAAGGGGAATAAATCTCCATGCTTTACTTTTTAGGAATAGGAGACATATATGATTGATGTGAATATAGCTGAAGTTAGACGATTTACAACAATTGCTGCCGATATTGTATCGGATGAGACAATAGTAGAATCGAACACACAAGTTTTTGCGTTAGTCAAAGGGAAAACGGGGTTTATATTTGAAGATACGGAAGTCACTGAAAAATATGACGGCGACGGGACAAATGAATTAATTTTAGAAAATTATCCTGTTACAGCCGTAACAAGTTTAAGTGTTGATGATGATACAGTGGATCCAGATAATATATTAGTATATAATGATGATGGCATTATTAAACTAGATAATGATTATCTTTTCACTAAGGATCTTCAAAATGTGGAAGTATCATATAGTTATTTTAATGGTGATGAAATAGAATTAGTTAGTTCTTTGATATATTATATGGTTTGTTTGGATGTTCTTTTAATTGCAGGCAATACTGTTTCCGAAGGAGCACAACGTAATAGTTTTGATGATTATACTATTGCCTTTGATGGTTTGCCTTATGGCTCTCAAATCAGATTGCTTCAAAAAAGAGTTGATGATATTTTAATTGATTTAGGTGAAAAGCCCGGAATCAGCATAATAAGTTAAATGATTCATAATTATTTGAATTATATAAAAGGAATTGAAAATACAAAAAGGGAAAACTTAGGTCAAAGTATTATTATTAAAAAACCTATAAGTGAAACCGTTGTAGATGAAGTTGAATCAATTCCATTTTATAATAGATCTTCAAATCAGGATGAGAGTGCAGCAACTATTGGATATGAAAATGTTTCATTACAAGTTATTTTAGACTGGATAACTGAATTACAATTGGAACAGGCTTATACAGGCAAAATGAAAGTCGGGGATGTTAATATTGAAGCATCTATTGACGATAAAGATATCATTGAAGAAGCAGTGAATAGTCAATATAGTGTTATTATTGATGGGTTATATTTTATACCTGAAAGTTTTAGTACAAATAAAATAGGCACAAAAATAAAGTTGTTTTGTTCAAGAGATAACACACAGGAATAGGAGGAATTATGGTGGAAAGGAATAAAAGAGTTAGTGATGTAACGCGGGGTAAAATATCCAAATTATTTAAATTGGTATTAGATAGCATTGAAGAAGAAACAGGAAAATTTAATATTGATAAATCTTTTTTTGGTGATAATAATCGTGAGGGGTTTGGGCTTATTAGAAAAGTTTTACTTGATGAAGGAAATGATTTAGGAACTTTTCTTGATATTCTGTTTGATAAAGTAGATTTAGTTCCGCGTGGTGGTGTAATAGATATAAGTAAATATAATGACTAAATATGTAAGAATGACCGTTAGTGCTCGTAGAGTTCCTAATATTAATAATATTAGAAAGGGCACATTACAGTATGCTAGACATAATGGTATGAAGATTATGCATGATGCTCAACAAAAATTTTTTGAAATGGTAACCTCGGAATTAATATGGGTTAGTCATCGTGGACCAACTGCGCATAAAGGCCCGGCAACAAAATCTTCTGAAACATGGTTATCTGAATCATCGCGAGATGGGTATATATCAACTGCCCAAGCATGGATTATGGATGAAACACCAAACCATGTGACATTAGCATTTGGCGATTCTGAAAGATTAGCAAATATAACTAATAATCAGGGTTTTCCGGTTGCTGATATACTTGAATATGGAAACGCACATATAGGACCGGGTTATAGATTTTATGGTAGGATTAAAGAATATTTGGAAAACTCATTAGTGAAGAGTATTTCAGGGTTGATAAGACCGGGTCAAGAATGGTTTGGTGAATTTACGGACAAGGGATTTAGATTCGGTGGCAGTAGGAAAGTGTCCGATGTTATTAATGCTATTGTAAAATGACAGAATTAGGAATACCATTAGTTTCATTAATAAAAATTAATTTAGCTAAATATATTGATGACGAACTTGAAGAACAGGGATATATTATTGGGACTGGATATGGAGAGATTAGTGTTGTTGACGATTGGTTTGATTTTGATTTCTCATTACCAAGTATTTCATTAGAAGTATCAGCGGAAATTGAGTCAATTGAAAGCATTGGCGATATTAAAATTAATAATTATCGCTCAACAATTAGAGTTTTTGGGAGAAATCAACTTGAAATTGACCAAATATGCGAGTTTTTAAAAGATAAATTTTATGAGTCTGGTATTATTTTATTAGATTATAATGATGCAACACCAGTCTCGCTTGGTTATATTTATTGTAAAACAGCAGCGTGGGTTAATAATCGAGTTGAGAAACCGGATGGTTCATTAGATAAAATTGGTGTTATTTCAATGAAAATTGAAGTAAGAGAAGAAATATAAGTAGGAGGTATGTTATGGCTTTTAATTTTAGGGATATCGCGGGTTATAGTGGAAAAAATGTTCACATTTATGCTTATAACCCGTATGATGACAGTGCAACGCCTGTAACATCAGGAACAGATCCTAAATACCTTATTAGAGGTGCTCAGTCCTTTGAGCCGAATGAGGAAATGTCGGAAGATCGAGTTTATGAGATTGGTGTAGAAGCATCAAAAGTAATTTATGGAGCCTCGGAATATTCCTGCTCTATGAGTTTACTTATGAGAGATTTACTTCAGCTTGCTAGGCTTGGTGGTGTATCGGGTGAAAACAAAATCTATATCGCGGATATGAATCCTATAAATCTTGTTATTCATTATCTGGATCCTGATAGTGGTGATATTAATTTTAGCCGTTATGTTGGTGGCTTTAAAATTCGTAGTTCTTCGGAATCTATTGCGGCTGATGGAAACACTGAATCAACTGTCGAAGCTGGTGCTGATATGATATTTCGTGTTGAGGGCGAAATTGAAGTTGTTCAGCATTCAGGCGACGGAACTAATGATACGTTTGCTATACCCGTTGGAACAACAGAAGATGATATAATAGCTGTTGAATCCCCGTCTGGTATACTTACGAGTGCGTATTCTGTTGTTGGAACGGATGTTGTATTTGACGCCGATTCTATACCGGAGACCAACTCAGTAGTAAGAATAGTTCATCTGTAAGTTCATTTTATATTGTAGTCGGGTATTGGGATAAGTCCCAATACCCACTATAATATAATACAAAAAAGGTAAAGAATAAGGAGGATTGTTATGGAAAGGCATGAATTAGAAATTCAGGAAGAAAAAGCAAGAGAGGATTTGTTAAAACTACTTCGTCAAGGAAAAGAATTAATCTTTAATATTGATGGAGAAGAGAAAACAATCTTTTGGAAATCAACTGGACACGGAAGTCGTATATATTATAAATCTTATTTTCGGAAGAAAATAAATGAAATGGTAAAACTGGGACTTCTTGATGTTTTCAGTGAAAAAGAAGAACATAGAGCAGAGACACCTAAAAAGATATTTTATTTAAAACATCGTTCTGTTCTTCCCGAAACTGTAAAAATTTTAGCTGAAAAAACCCCAATACCCCGTGAAGAGTATGATATAAATACGGATGTTGGGGCTATTGTTTTTTCAAAGGATGGATCAGGTGAATTTAAAGTATCTTATGATTATTATGATGAAGAGGCGTTTAATGAAATATATGATGTTACTACAACATCGATGATGATTTATCTGTCAGCTAAAAAAGTCGATAATCATAATGAGAGTTATTTTGATGCGGTTGATGATGTTTTTTCATTGGGATCGGAAACAGTTAATGATATTTTAAGTTCTTATCTTGATGAAATTAGAGTTTCGGAGGATGACATAAAAAAGTTGCAAACTCCTCTTTCTACCGAATTAGAAGAAATTTCGGAAAAAGATTCGGAATAAGTCCATTTAGTAAGGAGATTTGGGGACATATTGGACTTCAGGAAGGGGAGGAAATTCCAAGTGAATTATTGTTTTTAGACGAATTAGCGGAACATGAGGACATTAATGAACAGAATAAAGCCATTTCAGCAAGTAAGACCGAAAATAATTCAGGAAAACATGCGTATTTACAAATAACGCCAAAAATGAAACGTGAAATGGAAAATGATGGATTTTATGATTAATTATGAATCAGAGTAAAGTACAAATATTATTTGAGTTTTTAACTGCGGGGACGACCAATAGTAAACAAAAGGTCTTTGGCTTGGGTAACGCATACTCATCATTGGAGTCTAAGATTGGTGTGGTTAATGCAATGCGGAGTAAAGAATTTAAAGCCACCCGTAATGCTGGACTGCAAGCTGAAAAAATGGCCGGTAAGCTTCAAAATAGTACCGATATGTATGCGGCTAACAATGCCGCTATTAGCAGTAATCGTAAAGATATGCGGACGGTTATTGACAGATATACCGATGTTGCCCGAGCGAGTGACGAGGTATCAGAAGCTGAACAAGAGGCTGCTAAAACGTATAGTAAACGGAGGGAAACAGTACAAAACGCGATAGCATCTAATCGAGTACTTAAAAAGGAAATTATCCAGCAAAGTAGGGCTCTTGGTAATCAAGAACGAGTTTTAAATGCCCGAAGTAAAACTATGAATGATGAATTGCGGTCAGAACAAAAACTGATAAATAATAAAGAAAAACTCCGAGTATTAGGTAAAGGGCTACTTAAAGAGGATGGTTTACACGCAAAAAAAGTACAGGAACTATCCAAACTTGAAAATAATTTAGTGTCAGCACGAACTGA